ATCTCGGACTGAGTTGCTACACGCCGACCGTCACCACGGCCGCGTACAACACGCTCAGCGCCGGCCTGAGCGACGCCCTGACCTTGCTGGCCGGTGACGTGTATTCCAGTCGCGTGCACGCTGGCCCGAACCTCTACACGGCGCTCGGTTCCACGGGCGTGATGGGCACGGGTGGCGCCTATCTGAACCCCGACAACGTGCACCTCAATGGCCTTGGCGCCCTTGCGGCGGCCGATGTCATCAGCGCAAACATAATCGCGACGCTGCGGGCCATCGGCTGATTTTCCATCCCCTCCGCGAGTCTAGCCCGCTTCGGCGGGCTTTTTCTTGGCCGGCTTCGGGGTCCAGTCGTCGAGGAGCGCCTCAAACCGCTCCTTGCCGGCGGCGTCGATCTTCGCCCAGTGATGCGGCTTGAGCCGGATGGACCGCTGCACGCGGCGTTCGCCTTCCGGCAGAGGAGGGCGGCCGCCGAGGTTCTTGGATTCGGTTTTCATGCTGGATTATTGCATCACGCAAACCGGGGGTGTGATGCGTTAGGTTTTTGGGATTCAATAACGTCATGTTCCCTAACGGCGCAACAACATGACAGCGAATCACCTGGCGAGCGTTCTGGAGTCGATAGCGTGCGCAATTCGCGCGCTGCCAGTGCAAGCCGCCGAAGTGGCCATTGCTCCGCCTGCCGCTGCTGCGGCTGCGCCGGCCCAGATGCCAGCGCCTCCGGTGCCCATCCCGCCGCCGGCCCCAACTCCCACTCCGCCCGCGGCGGCGGCGGCGCAGGAGCAGGCCGATGGCGAGTCGCTGGCGGGGTGGCTCGTCACCTTCCGCAGCATCATCAAGGAGCGTGGCTACTCGGCCCAAACGCTGAAGAACCGCGGCACCTGCATCAACTACATCGAGGCGCAGCTCGGCGCGAGGCCGCTGCGCGCCATCAAGCCGCACGAGATCGCCACGGTGCTGAAGAAGTGCTCACCGCACAAGGCGGGCCGCGTGCTCATGGAGCTGCGCGACATCTACGTCGAGGCCATTGCCAATGGTGCTGCGGAAAGCAATCCAGCCGCGCACGTCAAGAAGCCCGCGAGCCCAGGCCTGCGCAAGCGCCTGACGCTGGAGACGTGGCAGGCGATGCTCGCCAAGGCGAAGACCAGCGCGCAGCAGTGGCTGCCGCTCATGCTGTTGCTGGCGCTGCACACCGGCCAGCGCCGCGCCGACCTGGCCAAGATGCGCTTCGGCGACGTCGTTGATGGTCATCTCAGGGTTGAGCAGCAAAAGAAGGCCCGCAAGAAGATCGGCGCGCGGCTAGCCATCCCGCTCAACCTGCGGCTGCGCGCCACCGGTCTGACGCTCGGCCAGGTCATCGAGCTGTGCAAGACGGCAGGCAAGCCCGGCGAGCACATGCTGCGCCAGGCGAACGGAAGGCCCATCGAGATGTCGTCGCTCAGCGCGCGGTTCCGTGAACTGATCGTGTCCGTCTGCGGCGATGACGCCTACCAGCAGTTCGAGTGGCCGTCGCTGCACGAAGTCCGCAGCCTCAGTGCGCGCACCTACATTGCCGAGGGCATGTCGCCGCCCACGGTCCAGACCCTGCTCGGCCACGCCCATGCGGAGATGACTGCGATCTACCTCAACGATCGCGGCTTGACCGAGGCGGAATGGAAAACGGTCGAGTGCGTGTGACCACAGGAGCGGAACAACTCACCCCCCTGAGTTCCGCACCCCTCAGCACGATGCCCACCCATGGCATCGCTGCTCACCAAGCTCGCAAACCGCCTGGGCCTCCACACCGAAGCCCAGGCGCGCGGCCGTGAGCTGAGCGCGGGCCGCCGCGTCGCGGCGGTGGCGAACGCGCAGCAGCGCAGCCTGCTCGCCGCGCTCACCACCAACGACGTCGCCAGCTGGCAGGCCGACGGCCTGCACATCAACGCCGACACCGACGCGGGCCTCGCCACCGTCATCGCCCGCAGCCGCGACGCCGCGCGCAACAACCCTTTCGCGCGGCGCTTCCTCGGCATGGTCCGCCGCAACGTGCTGGGCCCGCAGGGCGTGCGCCTGCAGGTGCGCCTGCGAACCGAGGGCGGCCTCAAGACCGGCGTCAACGCCGCCATCGAGGGCGCCTACGGTGCCTGGGGCCGCCAGGGCGCGTGCGACGTGACGGGCCGCTACACCCGTCAGGATCTCGACCGCCTGGCCCTGCGCCACGTGGCTGTCGACGGCAGCGTCTTCTGCCGCTTCCTTGCCGGCCGCGGGCCGCACGGTCTGCAGCTGCAGCTGCTGCCCATCGACGTGCTGGCCCGGACCCACCGCGCCGACCTTGCCGACGGCGCCCGCATCCGCCAGGGCATCGAGGTCGACGCCTTCGGCGCCGTGCGCGCCTACTGGCTGCGCGGCACCGACCCCGCCGCGCTCGACCCGCTGGCGACCGCCCGCAACTTCGTGCGCGTGCCCGCTGCCGAGATGCTGCACCTGCAGCTGCCCGATGAAGCCCTGCAGCTGCTCGGCGTGCCGTGGATGCAGGCCGGCCTCAAGCCCATGTACCAGGCGGCCGACTTCGCCGCCTCCGGCCTCAACAAGGCGCGCGAGAGCGCCAAGCGCGGCGGCTTCTTCGAGATGCACCCGGACGCTGCGCCGCCCGCCGCCATGGAAGACGGCAAGGCCGCCGACGGCACGCCATTCCAGACGCTGCAGGACGGCACTTGGGACGTGCTGCCACATGGCCTGAAGGCCTCGCCCTTCGAGAGCGACTACCCCAACATCGAATACGGCCAGTTCATCAAGGACTGCCTGCGCAACATCGCCAGCGCGCTCGAGGTCAGCTACATCAGCCTCGGCAACGACCTGAGCGACGTGAACTACTCCAGCGGCCAGCTGGGTCTGGGCGACGAACGCACGCTGTGGCTCGAGCTGCAGGAGTGGTTCGTCGCCCACTGGAGCCAGCCCATCTATGAGCGCTGGTTGAAGTACGCCCTCGTGGCCGCGCCCGAGCTGTCGAGCCTCAGCTTCGCGCGCATCGACACCTACGCCGCGGCCGCGCGCTGGCAAACCCACACCTGGCAGCCGCTGGACCCGCTCAAGACCATCGAAGCCCAGCGCAGCCGGCTGGAAGGCCGTATCACCAGCCCGCAGCGTGTCATGGCCGAGAACGGCGACGACCCCGACGAGGTGCTCGCCGAGTGGGTCGAGTGGGACGAGAAGCTCACTGCCGCTGGCCTGGCCGGCGTCGATGACGAAGACCCCGAAGCAGCCGCCGCCGCCAAGGCCCGCCGCCTGCACCTCATCACCGGTGGCCTCGGCGCCACCGGCACGGAGTGACCCATGCCCACCATCATTGACCGCAACACCCTGCCCGACAACGTCCGCAAGGCCCTCGCCGAGCCGCAGAAGCGCGCCATGGTCTATGAGCGCGGCGCCATCGACAAAGAGGCCCGCACTGTCGAACTGTGCTTCGCCAGCGATGCGCCCTATGAGCGCTGGTGGGGCGTCGAGATCCTCGATTGCACCGGCTCGGCGGTGAACCTGGAGCGGCTCAACAACCGCCACCCGCTGCTGCTGGACCACAACACACGCGATCAGATCGGCGTCGTGGAAAAGGCCTGGGTCGACAGCGACCGCAAGTGCCGCGCCACCGTCAAGTTCAGCCGCTCGGCCCGCGCCGAGGAAATCTTCCAGGACGTGCTCGACGGCATCCGCGAGCTCGTCTCGGTCGGCTACTCCATCGACGACATGGTGCTGGAGAGCCGCACCGACGACGAAGCCACCTACCGCGTCACTGCGTGGACCCCCTACGAGGTGTCCATCGTGTCCATCCCCGCCGACGCCTCCGTGGGCGTGGGCCGTTCCCTGGCCGCCGAGGCCGCAACCGCTCAACCCAAGGAGACCCGCACCATGAGCGATCCCGTCACCACCGCCCCGGCGCCCGCACCCGCGCCGGACATCCGCGTCATCGCCAGCCAGGCCGCCACGGCCGAACGCGAGCGCGCCAACGCCATCCGCGCCATGGGCCACGCCCACAGCCTGGCCGATGAAGCCACCGCCGCCATCAACGACGGCGCCAGCGTCGACGCCTTCCGCGAGCTGGTGCTCAAGAAGCTCGAGGAGCGCGGCAAGATCAAGCCCACCGTCAGCCCCGAGCTGGGCCTGAGCGAGCGCGAGCAGCAGCGGTTCAGCATGACGCGTCTCATGTATGCGCTGCTGGAGCCGAACGACAAGGAAGCCCAGAAGCGCGCCGCCTTCGAAATCGAGTGCTCGGTGGAGGCCCGCAAGCTGCGCCCGCTGGACGAGAAGGCCGAAAACTACGCACACCGCCAAGCCGGCTACACCGTGCCGGTCGATGTGCTCAAGGGCAGCATCGCCCGCGAGGCCAAGGTGGCCGAGGCCGTGCGCGCCATGCTGGCGCAGCGTGACCTGACGGTCGGCACCGCCACCGCCGGCGGCAACCTGGTCGCTACCGACCTGCTGGCCGGCAGTTTCATCGACCTGCTTCGCAACCGCATGGTGTTGGCCCAGCTTGGCGCCACGGTGCTGGACGGCCTCACCGGCAACATCGCCATCCCGAGCCAGACGGCCGGCGCCAGCACCTACTGGGTGGCCGAAGGCGTGAACGTCACCGAGAGCCAGGCGGCATTCGGCCAGGTCACGCTGACGCCCAAGACTGTCGGCATGTTCACCGACTTCAGCCGCAAGACGCTGCTGCAAACCACGCCTGCCATCGAGGCGCTGGTGCGGGCGGACCTGGCCAACGGCATCGCGGCCGAGATCGACCGTGTCGGCCTGTGCGGCAGCGGCAGCGGCGCCGAGCCGCGCGGTGTGATCAACACCGCCGGCATCGGCGCTGTGGCGGGGGGCACCAACGGCGCAGCGCCCACCTACCCGCACATGGTTGGCCTGGAAGAGGCCGTCGGCATCGCCAACGCCGACGTGGGTGGCATGAGCTACGTGAGCAACGCCAAGATGCGCGCGCAGCTCAAGCTCACGCAGGTGTTCAGCGGCACCAGCGGCGAGCCGGTGTGGAAGGGCGACGAGGTCAACGGCTACCGCGCCGTGGCTACCAACAGCATGCCCAGCAACCTCACCAAGGGCACGGCCAACGGCGTCTGTTCAGCCATCGCCTTCGGCAATTGGAGCGACCTGCTGCTGGGCTTCTGGAGCGGGCTGGACTTGATCCTCGACCCGTATGCGCTGGCCACCCAGGGCGGCCGCCGCATCGTCGCGCTGCAGGACTGCGACACGGCCGTGCGCCGCGCCGCCAGCTTCGCGGCCATGTTGGACGCGCTGCGCGTCTGACGAGCCAGCAACCGGCGCCGAACCCGGCGCCGGGCCTCGCCCACCTCACCGAGAGCCCCAAATGAAGATCCTCGTCACCCAAGACACCTTCGCCCCGTCGCTCGACGGCCCCACCTTCATCAGCGTCAACGAAGTCATCGACATCGAGCCCGACCACGGCCACGCCATCGTCGTCGCTGGCAAGGGCCTCTACGTCGACGCGAAGGACGCCAAGGGTCGTCCGGCCCATCTGGTGGCCAGCGACAAGCGCCTGGAGGCCGCCGCCGAGCTGCGCGCTGCCGCCGTGGCCGAAGCCAAGGCCAAGGCGAAGAAGCCCGAGAAGACCGAGGCCTGATCGCCATGCCGTTCGACGACGACCTCGCCGCCATGCTCGCCGACGCCGGCGAAGCCATGACGCTCGCCGGCCAGCCCATCCACGGGCTGTTCGACGCCGCGGGCGAGGTCGTGCTCGACGGCATCGTCACCACCGCCACCACGGCCGAGGTGCTCGCCACCGTTGGCGCGCAGGCCGGCCAGACGCTGGTGCGCCATGGCGTGAGCTACCTCGTGCGCCAGGCGCTGCCCGTGCCGCCCGATGGCGCGCTGGTGCAACTCATCCTCGCCAAGGCCTGACACCCATGCTCGCCGCCGCCCAAGTCCGCCAAATCGTCGCGCAGCGCCTGCAAGCCTGCGCGCTCACCGCCGGCCGCGTGTTCGAGGGCCGCTACCACCCGGCCGCCGAGACCGAGCTGCCGTGCTGGTTCGTCGCCATCGAAAGCGAAGACGTGCAAGCCGAAGGCATCACCTGGCCTTCGCTCTTGCAGCACAGCCTGCGCATCCGCGCCGACGGCTTCGTGGCCAGCGCCACGCAGCTCGAAACCCTCTTCGACACGCTGCAGGTCCAGGGCCTGCAGGCCCTCTTCAGCGTGCAGCCGCCGTTCAACCTGCACTGCATCGGCACCCGCCGCCGCGTCGACGACGACGGCACCCAGGCCGCCCGACTGGGTGCCCTGACCCTGCACCTCGAGGCCGTCTTCCATGGCGTCGAGGGTGAGCCCGAGACCCTCATCCCCTGACCCCATCACAGGAGCCCCCACCATGTCTTACAACACCCTCATCGGCGCGCAGTTCTTCCTGAGCACCACGCTGGAAGGCGCCAAGGTCGTCAGCGCCATCAGCAACGCCGCGCCGCCCGTCGTGTCGTCCGCGGCCCACGGCTACGCCAACAACGACGAGATCCTCATCCTGAACAACTGGGATGACTTCAATGAGTCCGTCGTGCGCGCGTCGGCCGTCGCTGCCAACGCCTTTTCCATCGCCGGTTACGACTCGACGAACACCGACTTCTACCCGGTCGCCAGCGCCGTCGGCACCGCGCAGAAGATCGCCGGTTGGACGAGCATCGGCCAGGTCCTTGGCGTCACGCCCAGCGGTGGCGAAGCCAGCTTCGAAGAGGTCAAGCCCTTCGACCGCCGCAACGCCGTCAAGCTGTTCACCGGCTTCAGCGGCGCCAGCCTGGAGCTGACGCTCGGCTGGGACCGCTCGCGGGCCGACCAGCAGGCCATGCAGGCCGCGTCGCGCATTGGCGGCAAGAAGGCCATCAAGTTCGTGCTGCCCGGCGGCATCTACGGCTACGCCTACGGCACGGTCAGCGCCTCTTCGCTGCCCGTCTTCGAGTCGGTCATGAAGCAGAAGGTCGTCATCACGATGGCCGGCGCGTTCACCAGCTTCTGAGCGGCACCATGAGCGCCACCTACAAGCTGGTCGTTGGCGACCGCGTCGAGTTCGACGTCAAGTTCACGCTGAACGATGGCGGCGAAGACAAGCCCTTCGGCATGCGCCTGTCCGCCAAGCGCCAGCCGCTGGGCGAGCAGGAGCGCGAGCTTGGCGAGCAGGTCAAGGTGCAGGAGTTCCTCGCCGCCCGCGGCGTGGCCCTGCAATCCTGGATCGGCAAGCCCCCGCTGCAGGACGCCGAAGGCGCCCCGGTGCCGCCCGGCCCCGAGGCGCTGGACGCGCTGTACCGCCTGGTGGGTGGCATGGTGTCGCTGGTGTTCGCAGGCTACCTGCGCGCCAACGGCGCCGCTGGCGCCTCGGGAAACTGACGCGGCTGGCGACGCTGCTGGCCGCCAACGAGATCGACCTCGGCCCACCCGATGAGCCCCTCGACGACGCCCCACCCGACGACCGCGCCGCGGTCGGCCTCGCCCGCCTGGCAGCGCTCGCCCGGCAGCGTGGGGCGGCGCCCATCGAGCGGCCCGAGTTCGTGCTGCTGCACGAGAACGTGCCGGTGCTGCGGCTGTGGGGCGCCGTGCAAACCCAGTGGGCCCACGGCCCGCTCGGGCCCACGGGGTTCCAGTGGCACAGCCTGCGGCTACACCCCGACGTGCGCTGCATCCCCGCGGCCGAGCGCGAGCCGCTGCTGCAGGGCCTCGCCGTCATGGAGCGCGCCTGGCTGGCGCAACGCCACCTCATGCAAGCCGCCGAAGCGCGCGGCAAGGGTCTAGGAGCCTGACGCCATGGAAGACCTCAAGATTCGGCTGGTGCTGGAAGGCGCCGAACAGGTGCAGGCTGGTGCTGGCAAGGCAGCTGACGGCCTGGGCCGGCTTGGCCAGGCCGGCCAGCGCGCCGGCCAGCAAGTCCAGCTTTCCGGCCAGCAGATGGCGCAGGTCAGCGCACAGCTGCAAGACTTGTTCGTGCAGATCCAAGGCGGCCAGGCGCCGTTGACGGCCATCCTGCAGCAGGGCTCGCAGTTGTCGGCCGTGTTCGGCGGGGTGGGGAATGCGGTGCGCGCCGTGGGCGCCGCTATCGGGCCAGTCGGTGCGGTCGTCGGTATCGCCGCAGCCAGCGTGGCAGCTGCGGCCGTTGCCTACAACCAAGGCGCGGAAGAAGCGCAGGCGTTCACTCGAGCGCTGGTCCTCTCCGGCAGCGCCGCTGGTGTGACCGTTGGCCAGCTCCAGGAGATGGCCAGGGCGCAATCGCTGGTCGTCGGCACGCAGGGCGAGGCCGCCGCAGCATTGGCGAGGTTGGCGGCCACCGGCCAAGTGTCAGCAGGCAGCCTTCAGTCGGCCGCTGAAGCCGCTGTGCGGTTCGCCCGCGTTGGTGGCGACATTGACGCCGTGGCCAAGAGCTTCGCCAAGCTGGGCGGCGCGCCTCTTAAAGGCCTGATCGAGCTGAACGAAGCCGAGAACTTCTTGACCGTCTCGGTCTACAAGCAAGTCCAAGCGCTGACGGAGCAGGGCAGGACTGCCGAGGCTGCAGCCCTTGCGCAGCAGACCTACGCTGCCGCCGTCAACGGCCGCGCCAAGCAGCTGGAGCAAAGCCTCGGAAGCGTCGAGCGCCTTTGGGTCAATGTGAAGGACGCAGCGAAAGCGGCATGGGACACCATGCTCAACGTTGGCCGGGCTGAAACCACGGCCGGCCTCGACCGTCAGATCGCCATTCTTCAGCGGCGACAGCAAGTGCTGGGGGCCGGCAATGCTCAGCAGCAGACTGAGGCGATCCTGATCGCGCAGCAAGTGTCCGCGCTTCAGAGCCAGCGCGACGTCCTGGCCGATATCGAGGGCGTGCAGCGCCGCCACGCATTGGCTCAGGAAGAGAGCGCCCGGGCCACGAAGCACGTCATTGCAGCCGACGAAGAGGCCGAGAAGGCCGTCAAGAAGCTGGCGGCCGCGCGTGAGCATGATGCCGCCGCGCTGGAGCGTGCCGTCGGCCTGTCGGGCACCTATCAGAAGGACCTGCAGCAGCTGATGAAGCTGCGCGCGGAGGGCGTCAACGGTATTCGCCTCAGCGAAGAACAGTACGTCGCCGCGGTGCAGAAGCTCATCACGGCGCAGCCGGTGATCCGCGAGCAGCTGCAGGCGCAGGCCGAGGCGCAGCGCGAGGCCGCCAAGGCGCTGGACGACCTGCAGAAGGCCGAGCAGCGCCGCATCGACGGCCTGTTCAAGTCGGCCGACCAGGTCGGCGCGAACGTCCTAAAGCTACAGACCGAAGAGCAGGCCCTGGCACTGTCCGTCAAGGCCAACACCTCGTTGGCCGAGGCCATCGAACGCGTGACGATCGCGCGGCTGGAGGAGGCGCACGCCAAGGCCAGCGCCGAGCTGGACTTCGGCGGCGCGGCGGCGCTGCGCGCGGAGATTGAGCAGCGCGAAAAGCTGGCCAGCCTCATCGGCCGCAAGGAAACCCGCGATGCGGCCAAGCGCAGCGCCGAGGACGCCGCCCGTGAGTGGAAGCGCGCCACCGGCGACATGGAGCGCTCGCTTACCGATGCGCTGATGCGCGGCTTCGAGAGCGGCAAGGGCTTTGCCATCACCTTGCGCGACACCATCGTCAACATGTTCAAGACGATGGTGCTGCGGCCAGTCGTGCAGGCCATCGTGCAGCCCGTGGCGAACTCGCTGACGGGATGGCTGCAGGGCGGCTCTGGGGGCGGCGGCATTGGCAGCATCGCGCAGCTGATCGGCGGCGCCGGCAGCTTGACAGGCTCCTCCTGGCTGTCGGCCTTCGGCTCTGGCATGGGCCTCAACGGCAGCCAGGCCTTGGCTGCGTCTCGCGCCTACACGCAGGCCGGCATGTCCGGCACCGGCAGCGCCATCAGTGCCGGCGCGGGCGTTGCCGCCTTTGCGCCGTACGCCGCATTGATCGCCATGGCCATGGGCGCGGCCGACGGCGCCTACGCCAAGGGGTTCAACCAGCGCACCTTCTCGTACACCGATGCGTGGCTCAAGACGGCCATGCTCACGCCGTTCATCGCGCCGCCCACCATGAAGATGGACACCAATGCGCTGGTGGGCCTGGGCGTCAATGAGCGCCTGGCCAATGTCATCACCGGCGCGTCGTTGTGGAGCCGGGCCTTTGGCCGCAGCTCGCCGCAATTGCAAGGGCAGGGCATCACCGGCACCATCAATTCGGGCGGCTTCACTGGCCAGGCCTATGCGGACTGGCTGCAGAAGGGCGGCTGGTTCCGGTCCGACAAGACGGGCACCGACTACAGCCCCATCAGCAAGCAGCTGGATGCCGAACTGGACCGCACCATCAGTGCGCTCTACAAGTCGGCCGGCGAGTACGCCAAAGTGCTGGGGCTGCCGGTGTCGGCGGTCAATGGGTACGCGGCGCAATTCAAGGTCGTCTGGGGGAAGTCGGAGGAAGAGAACAAGGCCGCGCTCGAAGCAGCCGTCGCCAACGTGGGCGAGCAGCTGGCCTCGCGCTACGCCGCCCAGCTCGCACCGCTGCAGCGCTACGGAGAGACGCTGGCCGGCACCTTGAGCCGCCTGTCCACGCTGCAGACCTTCTCGAACGGCCTGAACTCGCTGGGCGGCGTCTTCAGCCGCCTGGCGGCCACCAGCGTGACGGCGCGCGAGCACTTGATCGACCTTGCCGGCGGCATGGATGCGCTCAACCAGCAGGCGCTGGGCTTTGTGCAGAACTACTACAACCGCGAAGAGATCGCCGGCTTGAAGGCCCGTGAGGTGCAGGGCGCGCTCGGCGCAGCTGGCGTGACGACCGAGGTGAACAGCCGCGAGCAGTTCCGCGCCTTGGTGGAAAGCCTGGATCCGAACAGCACCACCGGCCGCGAGCAGTTGGCCGCGCTGCTGGCGTTGCAGGGCAGCTTCGCGACCGTCTCCGACTACCTGACGGAATCCGGCCTGACCCTCAGCCAGGCCGCCGCCCTCGCGCCGGCCAACGACATGCTCAGCCCGCTGCTCAGCACGGTCAGCCAGCAGCTGCAGTTGGCCCAGCAGTCGATGGACGCGCAATACGAGACGCGCGACGCCACGCTGCGCGTCGTCGACGCGGTTGCCACCTTGACCTCGACCATCCGCGAGCTCGGCGGCTCCTCCGGCGGCTGGATGCCCGGCTACCGCCAGCCCGAAGTGACCCAGGCGTACTGAGGCCGCATGCCCTACCCAACCACGTTCATGATCCTCGAGGAGAGCGAGGCCTCGCGCGGCGCCGGCATCGAGGCGCTGCGCGCGACCAACGGCCTTCTCAAGGTGCGCCGGCTGTACAGCGCCGACAAAACGGACTTCATCGTCGTGCACATGCTCACGCGCGCCGAGCGCGATGAGCTGATGACGTTCTACGCAGCCAACGTCACCACGCAGTTCAGCTTCGCCTGGCCCGGCGACGGCGCAACCTACACGGTGCGCTTCAGCGCCGCACCGCAGGTCTGGCGCAAGGGTCTCTATTACCGCGCCACCGTGCGCCTGGCGGAGGTCTGAAGGCATGAAGTCGCTGTCCGCTGCGCTGTCTGCCGCCCTCGGTGCGCCTGTTCAGCAACCCGCTGTGCTGGTGGAGCTGGCGTTCTCGCCCGTCAAACGCTGGAGCAGCCATGCCGACCTGACCTGGGCCGGCGAGAACTGGACGAAGGAGGACGTGACCGTCGAGTCCCTGCAGGTCGAAGCGCTTGCGCTCTCCGGCGTGCTGCGCCTGGGCAACGGCGACGGCGCCATGGCCGCGCTGGTGCTGGGCCAGGGTGTGCAGGACCGGGCCGTGCGCATCTGGGGCTACGACGCCGGCGCCACGGCCAGCGGCGATGTCGTGTGGCTGGCCGACGGCGTCTGCGCCGCCGCACAGATCGCGACCGACGCCGTGCGCCTGTCGCTGCGGCACCCGGCCGATTACACGCAGGCGCCCCGCACGTTCGTGTCCACGGCCGGCTTCTCGCCGCTGCTGCCGGCCGGCACGGTGCTCAAGATCAACGGCCAGACCTACACCCTGGCCCGTCGGAGCTGACCATGCCACTCATCACCGACGGCCTCACCATCCCGCCCGCCAACACGCTCAACGGCGTCGGCGCGAGCGCGGCCAAGCGCCAGCTGCCGGCTGCGGCCGACCGCGCCGTCGTGCCGCTGGTCTACGGGGAGGACCGCATCAGCGGCCTCATCCTCAACGTGCTGAGCGCCGCTGGTACGCCCGGCACGCTGCTCGTGCAGGCGCTCTGGTGCCATGCCTGCGACAGCATCAACGACCTGCAGCTCAACGACGCGGCACTGCCGGCCGGCGCCACCGCCACGCACTACACCGGCGCGCAGACGGTGGTGAACGCCACGCTCGAGGCCGCCTTCGCGGCGCAGGGCATCGTCGGTCAGGTGCGCCCGCTCACCGGCTACGCGTGGAGCCTGATCGCCATGCCGGCGGCGCTGTTCGGCGGCCAGCTCAGCCTCACCGCGCGCATCCGCGGCCGCAAGTGCTACGACCCGTCCTTCGACACCACCGCCGGCGGCTTGGGCCCGCAGCGCTTGGCCGACCCCAGCACCTGGGCCTACACCGACACGCCGGCCGTGTGCCTGGCCGACTTCGTCGCAAGCGCCGTCTACGGCTGCGGCCTGGCGGTGGACTGGGCCAGCGTGCGCACCACCAGCCAGGCCAACCGCGCCATCGTGCCCAGCACCGTCGACGAGCAGCGCCGCATCGTCGGCGTTAGCTTTATCGCTGCCGCGGCGGCCGTCGACGTGGCAGAGGCCCTGCGCGCCTACGCCGGCTGCTTCCTGCTGCCCGGCTCCAGCGGTGTGCGCCTGGTTCCGGACGCAGACGCGGCCGCGGTAGCCACCTACCGCCACGCCTACGGCGAGATCGCCGCCATCGGCGCGCTGGAGCTGCGCGACCTCAGCCAAGCGCCCACGGCAGTTGAGGTCATCTACACCGACACCAGCGCCACGCCCTGGCGCGACGCCTCAGCCACCGCGCAGATCGACGGCGCAGGCACCACCAAGCCCTGGCGCCTTAGCCAGGTGCGCCTGCCCGGCATCCACCGGTACGGCCAGGCGTTGCGAGAGGCCACGGAGCGCCTCAACAAGCTCTGGCTCAACGACATCACGACCACGCTGCAGGTGTTTGACGTTGGGATCCGGCACGACAAGGGCGACATCATCACGGTCGACCACCCGCTGGGCCTGTCCATGACGCCCATGCGCGTGGCCGACGTCGGCATGCCGTCGCCCGGCCGCTGGGAGCTGGCGCTGGTGCGCCACAGCGCCGCTGCGTACAGCGACCTCGTGGCCAGCGCGGCGGCCATCCAGGACGCGCAGCGCATCGTGCCGGCGCCAGAAAGCCTTGGCATCAAGCTCAACGTCAGCGACTTCGCAGGCACGGTCAACTACAACGAGGCGTACATCCACGCGGTCGACGCTAGCGGCAACGCACTGGACGCGCCGGGCGTCATCCTGGTGAATGGTGTGGCCACTGCGGTGCCGAATGGTTCGTTGTTCACCAACCAAGGCCCGGTGGCCGGCTACATCGTCTGGGACAGCGCCGGCGCCACCTTCAGTAAGGCCGGTGGCGCGGTGTATCAACCCTTTGCGATGGCAAGGCGGTACCAGGGCGCTTGGCAGTACGACGACAACAGCGCCGGCTGGGCAACGTTCACGCCGGCGGCGACGCACTGGATCATCGGTACGCTCGAAAGCGGGGCGGCTGACACAGGTGGTGCGCCCGGCCTGATTGCCGCCAGCATGTGGGCTGCAGCGAGCACGCTGAACAGCCTGGAGGCTGGTGCGGACGTCGCCTACGCGGCCGCTGTGGCGGCGCAGGGAGCCGCCACCACGGCGGCGGGAAACGCCAGCAGCGCGCTGAGCACGCTGGTCACCATGCGCAGCAACGGCTATCTCGACGCGGCCGAGAAGCCTGCCCTCATGCGGCAGTGGCAGGCCCTTACTGGCGAGATCTCGGGCATCCAGAACCAGGCCAACCTCTATGGGCTGACCTACGGTGCGTCGGCCATCAGGCAGGCCTACGACAACGCCTACGGTGCACTCAGCGCCTACCTCGGCAGCCTGTCGCCCGCTTGGGACGACACCAGTACAGACACGCCCATCACGCCGGCTGTTGACCAGGCGAAATGGACCGACATCTACACCACCCGGCAAGCGCTGCTCAACGCCATCGCTGCGGAGGCCGGCAAGCGCGCTCAGTGGGTGAACACCACGGGGCGGCCGCTGGCGTTCCGCGTGGGCGCCATGGGCAACTTGGCATCTCCGCGCGCTGGTTTCACTACAGGGCTGCGCAATGCCGAGACGGGGGCGCAGGTGGGCAACCCGGCCATGCGGAGCTACGTGCTGGTCGAGCTGAACCGCGATGGCGCCGTCATCTACACGAACAGCTATGACGTCTATGGCGTCGGAAGCATCGCGGCGCCCGATGGCACCTACCGCACAGCGTCGACGCTGGCCGCGGATCTGAACTACATCTGCGACAACCGCAAGGGCAACCTGATCGTCATCTACTCGCACGACGAGCCGCAGAGTCACCGGATGGACAGCGGCCTGCCTGCGGCGATGTACCGCTGCGGCGCCAGCAGGGCGGTGTTCGGTTCCGCGGCGTTCGTGCTCAGGGCGGCCTACATCTTGGTCGGCATTGCGGGGTGCGGCGAGGGCAACGGCGCGGAGGTCTATGCCGGCGCGGTCGACTCCGACACGGACGCTTGGTGCGAACTGGCGTTTGATCTGTTGGACGGGCAGCTCCGCGTGTCCGGCACCACCAGCGGCGCTCGGACCCTCGTGGACTACGGCTACGTCGGCGACCTGGCCGCTACCAAGAACACGATCTACCGCCAGCCAACCGCTCCCGCCTACGACGCCGGCGGCCTCTGGTACGACACGGACGACGACAACCGCCAGTACGTGGCCATGGGCGGCTCCTGGGTGTCGGTGCGCGACCTCGGCATTGCCCAGGCCATCGCCGACGCTGCAGCCGCGCAGTCCACGGCCGACGGCAAGATCACGTCGTTCCACCAGGACACGCCGCCGAGCGGGCAAGGCGAGGCCGAGGGCGACCTCTGGTACGACACCAACGACGGCAACAAGCAGTACCGCTACACCACGGGCGTCTGGGTCGTGGCGGCCGACACGCGCATCGGCGATGCGATCACCGCGGCCGCCAACGCGCAGTCCACGGCCAACAGCAAGGTAACGACCTTCTACGGCGGCAGCACGCCCACCGCGCTGGCCGTCGGCGACCTGTGGTCGAACAGCACCGCCGGCAGCACGCGGCTCAGTCGTTGGGACGGCAGCAGTTGGGTGGTGCTGACGGTGCTGGGCGATGGTGACGTCGATACGGCCAAGATCGCCGCCGACGCTGCCACAGAGATCACCCAGGACAGCCACTCGTTTGGTGGATCAGGCACCGGCAGCGGCCCCACCGTGCAACGGTCGTTCACGGTCACGCCGCCTGTCGCGGCGAAGGTCTCTTTCACCGCGACGATCGGTGCGTCCTCTGTCCTGCCGGACAGTGGCAACTATCTCTATTGGGCCGTGTCCGCCGGTGGTGGCGCCGACGTCGTGCTGGGCAATTGTTCGAGCACCTCAGGCTCCAGGCAGATGTTCAGCTGCGTGACGAGCTTTGCCGCCGCGGGGGGTGTGTCGCTTGTCTTCAAACTGATCTCCAACCGCAACAGCTTGAACCCGGCGATCGGCCTGTACGACTCTTCGATGCGCACTGAGGTGGTCAAGCGATGAGCAAGCCCTGGCGCTTTTATCACGCCTCAACAGGCGTATTTGTCCCTGGCAGCATGCTGCTGCCGAACCAGGCGGCTGTCGCGGCCAATACGCCCGCCGAGCATGTCGCAACGCAGATCGATGCTGACCCGTTTACGCAGCGCTTCGATGTTGATACCGGCACGCTAGTGCCTTACACCCGCCCGCCTGTTGCCGTGGTCTGGGATGCGCCTACCGCCCGTGCCGAGCGGGACCGCCGCATGGCCGAGAGCGACTGGGTCACGCTGCGCGCGCTGCGCACCGGGCAGCCCATCCCGTCCGACTGGGCCGCGTACATGCAGGCGCTGGCCGACCTGCCGCAGCAGCCGGGCTTCCCCGAATCCATCACCTGGCCCACGCCGCCTACTTCCTGAAAGGCCCACCATGGCAGAACCAACTTCATCCGGCGCTGCTGCCGGCTTCGCGGGCTGGAAGCTCATTGGCGGCATGGCCGGCGTCACCGCTGGGGGCGCCGGCCTGGCCAGTGTCGTGGTGATGTGCATGACACCACCGCGTAGCGCGCGCGAATGGGCCGTCGGTCTCATCAGCACCGTGGTGTGCAGCGTAGCCGGTGGTGGCTGGCTGCTCCACTGGTTGGGCTTGTCTGACATGGCCGCCAGCGGCCCGGCCGGTCTCGCGACGCTGTTCGGCCTGTGCTTCGCCTGCGGACTGCCCGGCTGGGCGCTCGTGCGTGCGCTGTTCACCTGGCTGGGCCGGCGCGACGGGAAAGATATCGCGGAGATCGCTCGTGACGCCGCGGCCGATGTGCGAGACGTGCTCAAGCCCTGACGAAGGAGGCCATCATGATCACCGTCGACGATTACTTCATGGGCCGCCGGGAGCAGTACCCGCTCGCGCTGACGCCCGCCATCGAGCGCGAGGCTCACCGCACCGTCGGCCTCGTGAACGCCATGCTCGCGCGAGCCCTGGCCAGCGGTCTGCACGCCGTGCAACACCCAAAGACCCGCACGCCCGTCTCCAGCGGCTGGCGCCCGCCGGTCCTCAATGCCGCCACGCCCAACGCGGCCCCCAACTCCAAGCACATGACCGGCCAGGCAATCGACTTGTACGACCCCGACGGCGACATCGACGACTGGCTGATCAGCGACGCCGGACAGGCCGTGCTGGCAGAGCTGGGCCTGTGGATGGAGCACCCCAGCGCCACCAAAGGTTGGGCCCACCTGCAGACGGTGCCGCCGCGGTCGCAGCGCCGGGTGTTCTACCCGTGATGCCGCCCCTCTGGCTCATCAAGACCGGCGCCGTGCTGGCGTTGCTGGCCGGCGTCTGGATCCACGGCCGCGGCTCTGGCGCCGCCAGCGTGCGCGCCGAATGGCAGGCCCAGCAGCTGCAGGACCGAGAGGCGGCCGACGCCGCCCGCGAGTCCGACCGCCTGCGCGGCCGTGCCGCCGATGCCGAATACCAGGCCCGCAGAGCCGCCGCGGCGCGCCGAGCCGCCACACCCTCACCGGAGTCCGTCTATGCGCTCCACGCCACGATTTGCCCGCCTGCCGGGCCCCTGGGCCGGCCGCTTGAGCTGGGCGACGTGCCTGTGCCTCGCGTTTGGCTCAACAGGCTGCGCGACGCGGGCGCCGACTACTAGGCCCATCGACCCGCCGCCGCCGGCGCTGGCCTTGCTGTGCCAAGCCG